CCCATTAGAAATCATGATAGTACATCCGTACCTTTTGGGAGATTCATCTCTTTCTAATTGAGTCCAGTGTTCCATTTGAATCTGTTCTGTTTTTTCTAGAGTTTCAACTGCATTTGCCATATCGAAAAAAAAAAATTAATTTACAACTTCAGGACCTATTTCCCCACATAATATCAGGATATGCGTCAGAAACTGCCTGCTTACTAATTTTGTACTTGCTGGTAAGATTTTTATCCTTTACAAGACAGATAATCTGTGCTTCGAGGGGGTGAAGACCTTGAAGAATATTGATAAACATGGTCTCTCTACGAAGACCGCTGAGAGATGGATTACCGCCTTTAATAAAGTTAAAAAACTTTTGATATTCTTTACGAATAGAAGATTTACCCTGATCTTGTGATCCAAGGGATTTTGAATTGAGTTCTTCCATGGACCCAACCATAGAATCAATCTTTTCAGTCAATGTTCCTTTGAAAGAATCTTGCTCATCGACTGCAGCATAAGGAACATCACCCTCAGGGAGTTCGCTTACAATACTATCATCAAAGTTCCAGATGAAAATTGATTTAAGGCAAGGATGCTCGTACTTTTTGAGAACTTCAACTTTTTTAGCAACAGTTCTCTGTTTTGATGCCAATTCCAGAATTTCAAATACGAAAGGATTTGGAGGAAGATCTGGAATTGGTTTTGATGCTGCTTTTTTCTTTGTCGATGTCATATTCTTTTACAATGAATAGCGATGTTAGTATTTAGATGTCAGTTTTCGTCTTCATCATCATATTCTTCGTCAGAGAAGAAATCTTGCGAAATAGACAAAGCAACTATCTCATCGGGTAAGACATTCCCATGTTCATCAAAAAATTCTGGATGTAGAGGAGGTCTGTCTTGATATTTTAGCATATATTCTCTCACACACCAACCACCAATTAATCCAACTACAAGGAACAGCACGGTTAAAAACGAACCGAAAACTAAACTTACTGCTACCATGGGTCTTTCTCCTAGAACTATCGTTTTTTCTTAATGTCCAATGAAAATTGGAATGCGATAGTTACTTCTCTCTTAAAAAAGCAAACTATCTGCTCAAATCTAAAGTCGAGTGGGTGTGCTTGCTTTTTTTTACCTCCATTAAGTATTAGATCTACACCACGATTTGATCTTTCAGTAATATTATTTAGGTTAGATTCCGATTCTTTCTTGTTTGAGGAATTTGATTGTGTCAATGCAACCTCCCAATTTCTGGTCATTATACAAAACTTGAGGAAAAGTAGATCCCTCTCCGAACTTTTCAATGAACTCGGTTCTATCGAAATCTCTATCTAATTTGTAGATCACAAATTTTTTACCGGTCAGTTGAAGGACTTGCTCAATCTTATAGCAATAAGGGCACTTTTCCTTCGAATAAACAATGAAATCCATAATTAATAAACTTTTGTTTTTCTTGGACGATATTTGTGTAAAGAGTTTTTTTCTTTGTGTGGTTTCATCCACTCAACAATGTCATGCATACGTTTTGGATCGAAAAATGGTTGTCTTTTGTACCACTCTTTCCAATCTTCGTGTCCCTTGTCGTGATTACAAGATCTACAACAAGCAACAACATTTGGGGAAAAATCAATTCCTCCTAATGCTTGAGGAACTATGTGGTCGATTGTGATTTCTTTATCCGAACCACAATATGCACATTTGTGATTCCACTTTTCTTTGATAGATGCTTTCCACATCCTCCGCGCTTCTCCTGAATTAGATGCATGTAAGTTATACAAATAATCCCGGAAAGACTTGTAAAATGGCATAAACTCTCTTAGTTAATTTCTATTAGATCAAGCATATCATAATAAGAACCTTTCACATTTCTATCTGTGAATTTTACAACGACACCTAACGGAATGGCATCGTCATAAACTGCGTCCTTACCACCTTCCTTCTTTTTATATGCGAAATCTATTATCTGAACTTCTCTGTTATGCGCTGCTTTTGACCCAGGTCTATTGATTCGGTACTTTTTGCCAATCTCAATAGTGTTGTAACGGATTACTCCAGGACGAATCTCTACTTTAAAAGTATGTTTAGAGATAGGATGATCAGCTTTACGAAGATTGAACATTTCAATCTTCTCTTGTTCAGATAACTGAGAGTAATCCATTAAAGATCTGAATCAACTGTTATTTTTATTTATACAGTTCAGGATTGCTCCTTAGCAGCATCCCAGTCCGCCTGGAAGAGCGCCAAACCTTCACGGGTAAGAACATGCTCATACATTGCCCAGAAGACCTTAGGAGGCATTGTAACGACCTTTGCACCATACAGATAGCATCTAGAAACATGATGGCAATCACGAAGAGATGCTGCGAGAACTTGAGTTTCACTTCCATGAGCAGCAAGAGTTCCAGCAATAGCACGGACCAGTTCTACACCACTGAAAGAATTGTCATTACAACGTCCAACAAAAGGTGAGATGTATGTAGCACCTGCTTTCGCTGCCATGATTGCTTGTGCCACAGAGAACACAAGAGTTACATTTGTTTTAATTCCAAGAACAGAGAGTGATTTACATGCAATCAATCCTTCTACAGTGCAAGGAACTTTAATAGTGATTGCTTCACTACCCAGTGCAATAAACTGCTGTGCTTGCTCGATCATTTCTTCAGCGGTATCTGCAACCACTTCACAAGAAACACTTTCAAACTGTGGATACTTGGTAGTCAGTTCTTGAGCAACATCAGGGAGAGTCCTTCCACTGCGCTTAATCAGCGTAGGATTAGTCGTGACTCCATCAACCAGACCAGTACGTGCTGCTTTTTTAATTTCGTCTAGGTCTGCCGTATCAAGGAAAATTTTCATCGTTTTAATATGACTACCGTTATATATTACATCATTTTGCCGTGTTTTTCAACCATCTTTAGGTATTCCTCATGAATCATGACACTAAACTCATCACAGCACTTGCACCAGACCTTTCTTCTCCTGCTCGTCTCTTCCGTATGTCTTGTCTCATTTTCATTAAACAGTTCAAACCATTCATGCCAAAGTTTTGCACATTCTGTATTTTTTATGTTTAGACGTTCCTGTTTGTACACTCTTGTGTTTTTTACTACTATTTACCCCAGGACGAAATAATTGTGGCCAAGTATCATGAATTATTTCTACCATTTTATATGGAGTTTCTGAGGTAATCATGCTTTAAATCTTTTAGAAATATCTATATCATAAAAAATAGGGTCCGAAGACCCTATTCTTCACATGCGACCCTGAGAGTCAAAAATTTTGCCGGATTTTTTTCCCGGTATTTTTGAAAACAAAAGTCGATTTTCAAATAGAGAATGAAAAAATTTATTCGTCAGCCAAGTGATCGCTACATTGTAGTGTATCACAAGGAGGACATTCTTTTTCAGTCATTGTTATTCACCCGTTCAAGATAATCTTTTCCTTGTTGATATAGACCATTAATCAGATCATTGATGTCAGCAGTGGTGATGACATCAAACTCATGGTTGAGATTCTCACAACGTAGAGCATCAAGCATACACTCAAGTGTCATTGCTTGTTGAAACTCTGGTGTGATAGGTGTTCCGTGAGCAAGACCAGAACATTCAATGTTATAGAATCGATTATAACGCTCTAGCACACGCTCTTTACGATAACTACGCTCGAGCTCTTCATCGAGTTCTATTGCACGTTCAATGTTTTCTTGAACTTCACGTTCACGACGTTCTGCTTCTTCAAACATTTCATCAGGGTAAGTCATTGAAACTCTCCTGAAACTCTTTCCATCCTTCATTCAATTGTTTCTCTGCCCATCCCCATTGTCCGTGCTCCATACCATCAATTTGGGCACATTCAATCTCATCTTGGATGAGACGACGGAGCATTGTAATTTGTTCTTCAGTCATCTCAATTTTAGCAAGTTTCTTCATCGCATCACCATTCTCTTTATAGAGTTTATCAAGTGCTTCTAATGCTTTTCTTTCTTGTTCAGACATAAGAAGTTCCTCTTCTGGTAGATTATCAAAGGCATCAGAAATGTGCCCGTATTCTTCAGTCATGGTGTTTCATCACTCCAATAGTATTTTAGTTTATCACCATGAGCAGAGATGTTCAGGTGATAGATTTTACCATCCTGACCATACACACCAATCCAGAGTGTGCGTTCATTCATACTTTCAAGATGAAACATCTCAACATCCTTCAGCACAATTTCATCAGGGTTTTCAGTGAATCTACTCACCTTTCATCTCCATGTAATCTCTTGATGCGTAAAACAACTCATCACGCCAGTTACGACCAGCAATGTCAAATGTAAATCCTAACTTACCAATAGAAAGTAGGAATGAAAATAGTTTACCATATCCCATAGAGATTTGGAGATAAGGAAACTCAATCCAATTACCATACTCACCAACATCAAATGACATCTGAAGTAGGGAATATTTCTTTGTAGTAAGGATCGTCATATAATACTCCTTACCATAATCTTCACGGATGCCGAATTGAATGAGTTTCATTGTTCTCCTCTAGTTAAGATTTCATAGTTCTGTACTATACCATTTTTAAAATAGATACGGCAATCTGGACAATCCTCCCATTCGCCTTCCCAGTTTTGTGGATAGATTGTAACATATTTGCTAATGAAATATGGTCTTACTTTACCATGAGTTCCGTTTGGAATCCATTGAAAGTTTAAGAATGCTAACTTATCATTATATCCATCATCACCTTTTTTGAGTTCCACAAAGTCAGCAGTACGACTATAATCGACAATATAAAGTTGTCCATCAGGAGAAATCCAGTACTGAGACATTGTACCACCATAACCATCTTCAATGTCTTTTGTTTGGCAGTTGCCAGAGAAGTGCTCACCCAAAGGATAAGAACTCCGTATATAGTCAAACATACCCAATTCAATCACCTCCTTTTAGTTTTTCTAAACGAAGGTATTATACAATAAAAAAGCACCCCGTGCAAGGAGTGCTGTGACGGTTGTGGGAGTGGTCAGTTGTCCTCCAGTTGGTTGAATGCTTTGATGAGTTTCTCGGTGGCAGCACCTTCTTCGATTAGACGCTTCAGTCTGTCTTTGGGAGTTTCAACGAACTCCCATTTGCGTCCGTTGATGGTGCCCCAGACATTGATTTGGCCATCGCCCCAGACATTGGTTTTGACGCCCACAACTCG